CAATCTTAGGAACAGGTTATGGCTTATTCATCGATACGGTTACTGCTGTAGCTACTAACGATAGAGGTACGGAAGCCGATTATAAATTAGTGGCTTGCGGTGTAACCAATGGCTTAGACGTTAATGCCGCAGAGGTCACAACATCGAACAAATGCGATGGAGGTTATGCAAGCTCATTAAGCGGTCTTATTGACTGGTCATTTTCTTTCGATGGTCAAGCGGTTACCATTGTTGGCGAAACAACATCCAAAGTTAATTACCAGACATTGTTGGGGTTATTGCTTAACAAAACTGTTTTCTTTGCAAAATTGGAAAATCCAGATGATGCAACTTATATCCGTGAGGGTAAGGTAAGGATTTCGACAATGAGTGAATCAGCACCAAACCAAGATGTATTTACGGTAACAGCCACTTTTGTAGGTGTTGGCGAATTATTCATTGTACCAGTTACGCCCTAGTGCGCCGCTGAATGCTTTACCAGCGGCACTACCGATCACACTTTAAATAAGAATATTAAATGGCAAATACAATAGATTACGCAACTAAAGTTGAGAACGGAGGGGCTACTGCCTCTGGGAAAATCAGCGCAGACGACGCTAACGAGATTAAAACAAAGCATAATGCGCTGGTTACTCAGATAGGAGCCTATAAAAAATATCACGCATGGTTTACGCAAACAGGAGTGTCTGCCCCTACAGTTCAAAATGAAACCAACAGTATTGGTGTAGCTCCAAGTATAGCTTACGGAGCAGCAGGGTTATATGTCATTAATTTTACGGGCATAGTTTCTGATCTGAATAAAATAGAGGTGATACATTCTCCAAGAGGGTCATCTACAAAGCAACATGTGCTAAATTGGTATGCCGCTATAACAGGTGGTGCAAATACCGTTATTTATATTAAAACATGGAATTATGTATCTGGAGCTTTCGAAGATGCACAATTGACAAACACACCTATAGAGATAAGGATTTATGACTAACGGGATATTCGAGATAGCTAACGGCAAGGAAACCATAACATTGCTTATGGGATTTAACGCTGCATCTGAATTTGAATCTAGGTATTATAGACATATCAATAGCGGTATCGCACCAAGCGAGGGCATATTGTTTACCGACCTTGTTTATTCTGGCTTATTCTGTCATTCATTGGCAAACGGAAAAGCTATCAAGTCATATCAAGAGGTATTTCAATTAGTAGAAAATATAAGTCAACTAGACAACTTCCAAGATATAAGGGTATCACTTTGGAATACTTATTATGAATCAAAGTGGGGTACTGACTTTAAGGCTCGATTGGATGCGTTTTTGGAAAGCGATAAAAAAAAAGTAGAGGCAGGGCAAGAAAGCCAATAGATCCAACTCCAGAACATTTAAAATTATTAGAGTTCGCTTACGGACAAATGGGGTTATCACCGAGAGAATTAGCGGAGTTAACCCCATTTCAGTTTGAAATCAAATGTAGGGGGTATCAAAAGGGCAGATTGGCAATAGAGGAAAACTTTAGAAAATTGGGCTGGATAACCTTTGCAATGGGAGCTGATCCAAAAGCTTCAAAAAAAGTTACATTGGATGATATTTGGCCAACTTCTGAAACAGTTAAAAAGGCAAAAGAAAGAAATAAATTAGCTGAAAACCTTGCTATTCAAACGCTGAATAAGTTTATGAAAAAGCAACAAAAATAAATAAATGGCAGACGTAGTATTATCAGCGGAATTACAGGCAAGGGTTGACAGTTTTGTAGCTAACTTACTTGCGGCTGCCAACAGTGCAGATAACACCTCAAACAGTGTTACCCAAATGTCGACTAACATAAGTCGAAACATCGCAAACGTCAACCGAACGAACCTTAGTCAATTTACCGCGGCAATGAATGCCGGAACTTTAAGCGTTACCCGATTAGGCGCTGCTGTTCCTGCAATTACTAGACCCTTAACGGTTGGCACTAATCAAGCGGCTAATGCTTTAACCAACCTGGGACGTGTTGCTCAAGATGCTCCATTTGGTTTTATCGGTATCCAAAATAACTTAAATCCATTATTAGAAAGTTTCCAACGTTTAAGGGTTGAAACAGGAAGTAACGGGGCCGCGTTTAGGGCTTTGGGGCAATCGCTATTGGGTCCCGCTGGTCTTGGTATTGCCTTGTCTGTAGTCACTTCTGCAATTACATTGTATACAATGTATCAGCAGAAAGCAAATAAGGAGCTTAGTAATGCAAAGAAAAGCGCAACAGATTATATAGATACATTAGACGGTGTTTCTGGAGCTTTATTAAAGGGAACGGAAAACGGAGCTAAAGAGATAGCGCAATTAAATGTTTTGATGAATATATATCAAAACGTAAACCTGCCATTAAAAAAAAGAAAAGAAGCTTACGAAGAAATTCAAAGGATATATCCAGATTATTTCGGCAATATCAAGTTCGAGGAAAAAGCGACAAACTCATTAAATGGGGCCTACATAGCTTTAACCGCCTCTATAATATCTTCAGCAAAAGCAAGGGCATTAAGCGAGAAAATTGGGAGTAATGCAACCGCAGAAGAAGAAACGCTAAACAAGATAAGGAATATTGATGCTGCTATTCAAAAATCACGAAAATCAGATACGAGTTATGCAGCAGCATTAGGAGGTAGTAAGGAAACGCAGGACTTACTAGAAGAACAGATCTCACTCCAAAAGAACTTTAACAACCTAAAACAAGAAGATTTAAGGTTACAGGAAAAAATAACCGATGAGGTAATTGCGGGAGCTAGCATTCCTAATAACTTCGCTAGTCCAGGAGGGAAGTCAGATAAAAAAACAACAGTTAAATTAAAGGATTTAGACCTTGAATTGCCCGAAAACCCCGATAAAATATTTGAGGATTTATTCAAGAAATTATCAGCAATAAACGCACCTGGAGCATTGACAGTCAAAGCACCAGAAAAAATAAAGCTAGACGGAACTAAAGCGCAATTAGATTTAGGCGATTTAGTAGAGGTTACGGGTGTAGAAGATTTGATAAAAAGCTTAAAGATCAAGGAAGATTTCGAAAAATACTTTCAAGTCACTAAAAAAGCGTTAGAGGACTTTTTATCTTTGCAAGGTCAAGCGCAAATAGCCTCTAAGTCAATAGGCGAGGTTGGAACGGCAATAGGTGAAAGTTTGGCAAATGGATCAAGCGTATTAGCCGCTATCGGTACTTCTCTATTATCTAGCTTTGGGGGGTTTCTTTCTCAATTTGGTGATTTATTAATCGAATATGGCGTAGCGGCATTAATAAAGTCCCAATTGGATGCCGCATTATTGGTGCCTGGAGCAGGATTAATAGCAGGGCCAGCAGCTATCGCAGCGGGTATAGCCTTAAAGGTGGCCGCTGGTGCTATATCTTCTTTTGTTAGCGGACAAGGAAAATCGAGCGGAAAAGGTGGCGTTACTGCGTTTGCAAATGGAGGTATTATTTCTGGCCCAACTTTAGGGCTAATGGGTGAATATGCGGGGGCTAAATCAGATCCGGAAGTAGTTGCGCCTTTAAGCAAACTGAAGAACCTTTTAGGCGAAACAGATGCAATGGGTAATACTATTTCAACTAATGGCGATAATTATTTCTTTGATCAAAGGGTGGAGATTGAGGGGGATAAATTGGTAGTATTATTAGAAAGAACACAAGCTAAAAGAAAGAGGTTTAAATAATGGCCAACATATACAACGTAATTTATAGGGGCAACTTTTGCTCACCAGATGGAACGGATAATATTATCGAGTTTGCAAAAAGAATGCTCGATACAGATCCCGTACCCGATGTTACGCCTATTATATTTTCTGGTCATGATGATGAACCTATAACGTTTGAATATCAGGATAAGGGAGATTACAAGCAAGAGCCGATAAACGGGCTTTCGATGACGGTTAATATTAAAGCGATTGAAACTTTTGAACTCCAATCACTTTACACAGCAGATGAAAGAGAATGGCAAGTAACGCTAACAGGAACTTTCAATGTTACAGGCTGGCTTATTCCGGATAGCTGTAGCGAACCGTATGCAAGTAAACCATATGATGTATCGGTACAGGTTACGGACGCAGTAGGAACGTTAGAGGATATCCCTTTCGCTAAAGATGACGGAGTTACTTATAAGGGTTTTTTGTCTGATATAGAATTAATCCAAATCTGTTTAGCTAAGACAGGATTGGAACTTCCATTACTTACGGGGATTAATACCTATGAGGTAACAATGGATAGGGCGTTTGGGCCGTTACAACAATGCTACCGAGATACGGCTAGATACCTAGATTCGGACGGCAATCCGTTTAGTTGTTTGGAAGTTTTGCGTTCTATCTTAGAACATTGGTCAGCTCGTCTACATCAATGGAACGGCTATTGGCAGGTCGTTAACGTATTGGAAAAGTCTAAGGGTAATATCAAGGCGTGGAGATATACACCAGAGGGTACTACGGATAGCTTTGTAATGATAGGTAACACTATAATTGCAGGAGGAATAAATAGGGATTTGCAACCGTCCGAAGCCACAAACGCAACAGCAAAGGCTTTTAAGTTATCTACAGCTTATTATCAATATGGCTATCCATCAAATGCGTTGATTAATGGTGATTTTGACGATGCCATACCTCCAGCCTTGCCAAATCATTGGGTAGCAAGCGATGGTGGGTCGGCTCATAGCGAAACAAGGGTTGATGAAACTACGGGGTTGCCCACAAGTGATCATTATTTGGTTATAGATTCTAATGGTTCTGGCAGTGGCTTTATATATAACAATACTGTTGTTCAGGTAAGGGCAAACCAGAAAACGGTTATTAGTTTTGATTTGTATGCTCCAGATGCAGTATTTCAACTTGGGAGTCAAAAAAGATATTTAAGCGTAAGAATTAGCGATAATTTCAATAACTTTTTTACGGCTGCAAATGGATGGGTGCAAAGCGGTAATTTTTATGTAATAGAATACACCGCTCCAGATTTCAATAATCAGCTAAAGGTAAATTTTGAGGTTTCGCAGCAGCCATACGATTATCAGATGACCATTGGTATTCAAGCGGTTGGAAGTGGGTCTATATCGGCATATCCTACGCGTATCAACAATGTATCTGTACAGCCGCAAACGGTAAGCGGGCAAACTGCACCCCCTTTAGGCGTGTTCAATCGCGAGACACTTAAAGCGCCGCAAACGTATAAGAAAGATCCTATATTGCTTTTGCATGGTGATGAAACTAATCCGCAAAGAACAAGCAGGATCTCAATAGGAAGTGCAATAACAATTACGCCACCTACATTTTGGGAAAGGGCAGGGATTAACGATCCTGTTAGCGGCTTGCCAGAAAGACAAAGCTTATTACATATTGTTGCTAATTCAGAGTTAAGAAACCATCAAAGGCCATATCTTATATTTACGGCAAAGTTCGTGGGCCAGGGTTATATTGACATTAACACATTGCTACAGGTTGATTTACTTAGTCCTACGGGATGGATATTTCTTAGCGGTAAGTTCGATATTAAAACAGGCTACCATACACTAAGATTTGCCGAGGTATTGACAAATGAGCCTAATTATGTTGAGGAATTTAATATTGAAGATTACGGATCTGAAAAGGGTAAGGAGGGGTTAAGCGTAGGACAGCCCGATTCGGTTAATTCGCCCCCAGGTAGTTCTTATGTTGATTTATCGGGGTTTGCTACAATTGATGATGTCCCGGTTAAGGCTTCGGCAATCGAAACGGATGCAGGAACGAATGATGATAAGTTTATTACCCCTTTTAAGTTGTTGGGTTGGTGGACTAATATAAAGACCTTAGCCGCAACTATTTCGGGGTTATGGAATTTCACTACAAGGCCGACTTTTGGAGGTGGTGGATTAGCCTTATTATCGGAAATTCCTGCACCTGTAGATATCAGCGGAAAGGCAAATATTGCAAGCCCTACTTTTACGGGAGATCCTAAAGCTCCGACACCAACAGCAGGCGATAACGATACAAGTATAGCAACAACACAATTTGTTCAATCGGCATTATCGTTATTTAAAGGAAGTGATACGGTATTGGCTAAGTCGGCAGCTTATGCGGTTGTTTTATCTGACTTTGGAAGTAATGGTAACGTAACTATTTATGCAGATACCACAAGCGGAAACATAGCTATTACACTACCATCGGCAGCCGTAATGAACGGATATACAGCAAACATCATAAAAGCAAGCTCAGACATAAATTCGGTTGTTGTAACTGCTACTATTAACGGTATAACCAACGATGTTTTAAGTAATCAATATGATGCCGGCACCTACAAAAGTAACGGATCATTAATATTTAAGTTTTAAAAAATGGCAAGCAACCCGAAACAGCCTCGATTGAGAGTAAACAAAACAACTACTTTGAACATAACGACATCATGGCAAAGAGTTATATTTAACGGAACATCATCTTTTAACGTTAATACGTACGGCAAAGACCCGACAAGCGGAAACCAAATGATAATGTGGGATTCCGTAAATAACATATTTAAGTTTTACAACAAGAACGACCAAAATTACGTGGTTTTTTTTAACGCGGTGACTACTACAAACCTCATTACAACGCGAGCTACATTGCGCTATCGTTTTGCTATTCCAAATGGAGTGAGTACGGGTGTTCCTTTATATTTCCCATTTCCTGATACTCAGGCTACTGCTTATGTGGATGCCGGTGAAGTAACGTTATTAGCTGGAGGCGTTAATCATAATGTTTCTCCTTTGCCGTTGTATGTAAATGATTTAATTCGTACTAACGGGCTTTATATGGAAATACAATTAAGCAATTCTCTAATAACTTTGGGGACGTGCACCTTGAATAGTTGCGATTTATTGATACAGTCTACTAAGTAGTATTGTTGTTACAAATCAAAATTGTATATTTGAACTAAATGAATTTACTAAACGGATCAGCTTTCATTTTGTGGATAGATACCACAACACCTTTAACGGCTGAACGTGGTTTAGACTATCGGCCCGTAGTGTGCGGTGTAACCAATGGCTTTGGAATGGATATCGAATCTATCAGCACAAGGAATAAGTGCGATGGCGGTTATGATTCATCATTGCCAGGTTATCTTTCATCTAATTTTGATTTAGACGGCTATGCAATCGGACTAAAGCAAGCAGATAAATTAGCAAAGGCAAACTTTCAAGAGATTGCAATACTTGCCTTTAATAAGCGTATTTTTTGGGTTAAGACCGATGACATTCAATCTTCAATAACAAGGGAGGCGAAAGCTTGGATATCTAGTTATAGGGAAACGATGAACGTAGATAATCCTTATTCATTTACTTGCAATTTCAACGTAACAGGTAAGCCGATATTAGAAACTAATATATTTCAAACAGTTTTAGCTACAGATTTAACCGGAACAAAACTAATTGAAGATGGAAACAATAATTTAATAGAAACAACAGATGGCAATTAATCCAGATAACATAGATACCGTAACGGTGCCAGAGCTAGATACCGTAGTTTTAGCATTAGAAAACTTCTTTGCTCACAGCGCGCCTAATGGAACACTTGGAAAAGCTACAATATCTAATCTAGCTACATTTTTATCTCCTTACGTTGCTTCGGTTGGTGCAAGCGGATATATAGAGGTAGCGACAAACTCATTACCTACTCCTGTAATAACTAACGGTTTTTCTTTTGTTGGATCGGGGACTTATACAAAATCAGGACAACCAGACGTTAATGTTACAGGGGATATAAATATCTTATCTTGGAACGGGACTACATGGGCATTAACTAAGGAAATAAGTATAGATCTTTCCAACTATACTACGTTTACAGATGTCGACAGCAAGATATCTGATAACAACAAAATAATTTACGGGGCATTAACCGAGCAGAGGCCTGTTATCAATATATCAGACATGCCTAGCATTGGAGGCGGTGGCAATAGAGTATTTAATAACTATAAAAGTGATTTTGCAAGGAGCTATTCCCAAGTATATGTAAATGTTGCTTCGAGCCAAACAATTAAGGTTTTAAAGCTTGCAGTAAATGGTACAACAATAACAGAACTACAAACTTTTAGCGCTATTGCTGGTGATAATACTTTCATATTGACCACTCCTGTTAATTTTATTGCCAACGAGAAAATAGGTATTTGGTTTCTTGGTGATCCGAGGTTTACGGGCGATCCGGACGCAAATAGCCCTGGAGGATCTCGTTATTTTGATGGAACGAATTGGGCAACTATTGGATTTACTTGGGGATATTCAGCTTTTTTTGATGGCGATGTAAGCAATTTAACTTACCCAAATTTTAGGACGGTAAACGAAAGGTTAGAGGATATAGAAAATTACGAAGAAAGACCCGTAACCGGTATAGAAAAATTTCAAGTTACGGTTAACGGAAACTACCCTTATTACGATAATGAAACTACCGCGGTAAGCGACACAACGTCGGCTCATGTTGATGATGCGGTAATCGCCTTACCAGCGGGCTATCTAAAGAACGGAAACCCAACAAGGATGGTTATTTATTGTCATGGCGCTGGCAGTCCTGTCAATTCATCCACAAATAATCTGGGCACAAATACGGTAGCTTATCTACTCGCAAAAGGCTACGCTGTGCTAGACGTTAACGGATTGCCGGCTGATATATGGGAATCAGGAGAGCCAGACAGTAAGTGTGCTGGCATGGGCGGACAAATTGCACTGCAATGCTATACAAAGGCATATAGATATGTCATAAATAAGTATAACTTAGCAAAAGATGGGGTATTGATATTCGGGCAAAGCATGGGGGGGTTAACTTCCTGTAACCTTATAGCGCAAAACGCAATACCGATATTAGCCCAAGTTTTGGAGGCACCAATTACCGATCTATATACGCAGGCTTGGTTAAACCCTTTTTTTGGAGGAGCAAAAGGAACGAGATTTGAAACCGCTAAATACTACAACTTCACAAATTATAACACCTTTGACTTTGCTGGCGCAACTTCTGGGCAATTACAAACTTATTGGGATGCCAACAGGTCAAAAGTTGTCGGTTTTAACCCGTCAGAATTTCAATCAATAACGCCCGTTACCTCTGTAAACTTCGGATCTGGCACTGCTTCTTATTCAAAATTTAAAAACCATAGAGTTCCATTGCTGATAATACATAGCATTTACGATACCGTTTCAACAATTATAAATAGCGTAAATTTCGTGAACAGCATAAAATTTGCAGGAGGAATTGCCTCGTTAAGAAAAGTGGATGACGGGAATGTAAATCCCAATCAGCATAGCCCGATGGACTTTACCGACGTTATAACTGATGCTGAAGGAGTAACCACAAGAGCAACAGTAAGAGAAGCTTATCTATTTTTCAAAAGGTACACGCTATAGTTTTTTTGATAATAATTATAAATACTTGCCTTGTAAGCTAAAATCTATAAGCCGTTTTTGTTATATTTAAGCTATGAATAAGTTTTAAGAAGAATTAGGGATAGAACAAGAATTAAAAATATTATGCCAGATCCACAACTACCAGAACCAGGGCAATGCGCTAAAGATAGCGATTGCGGAATAGGAGAAGTTTGCGCCAACGGAAGATGCGTTCCAGATATTGCGCCACCACCACCAATAATAACGCCAAATGCTGAAAGCTAGTCTTTCGGCTTTTATATTATTCGTACACATTTCTGTAATGATTTACTACTGCATGCTAGATCGAGCATATAAGAACGATCATATAGCGATGTGTACGGCTATGTTTTACGGTTCGGCATTGATATTGCCAGCCTTAAATAATCTTTTGATACATTGTGAAGATACCGCTTATCAAATTGGTATTTATCACGCCCACAATCTATTTGCGCTACTCATTGGTACGATTTATGTGTTGCATTACACAGGATATCTAATTACTACCAACTCTCAACAATTACTTATTTTTTGTATCGCATTTTTGATTATATTTATAACCATATTTGTAAACGTAATGCGATACGGACTATACAAAAAATAGACGTAGCATGAGAAACTTAACAGTAATGACCGAAGAAACCGATAGATGGATTGACCTTGCTAAGATATTTGGAATTTGTGCAGGCCCATTCTTTTTAATACAAACATGGATTAAGAACTATTTCAAGGATAAGGCGCAAGAGCGGGATGCGGCTTTGCAGGTATTAATCAATCAAACGATTGATAATCGTGTTACGCCAGATATTCAGAGGCTTACGCAAAGTATTGATAAGCTTAACGAAGCTATTACAGATTTGAAGATTAGGGCAAATAAACCGTAGCAAAATTTTTATTATCATTAGGTTTATTGGGTTACGTTAATATCATTAGTCGTTGCCAATGTATAAACTCTACTAAACAGCCTTTCGGAAACAGAGGGCTTTTTTGTATCTGAATTGTTACGAAAAGGTATTTGTGTAAGTTGTATATTTGGATATTAAATAATTTAAAAAACTTTCAACATGAAAAAAGAAATTAAAAAAGGTTACAAGGTGACCGACAAAAATCTTAAATGCCGTAATTACCAATTTGAATTAAAAAAAATATTTATTCAAGATGGTAAGCCTATTCCATGCGAAAATGGATTTCATTACTGTAATGTTTTAGCTGATTGTTTTGGTTACTACACATTTACTACTGAAAATAGAGTTTTCGAAATCCAAGACTTAGGAGATACCGCTCTTGAGGGCGATAAATCGTGTACTAACAAAATTAAATTTATTCGTGAATTATCTTGGTTAGAAGTTTTAGAGCTTGTAAACACAGGTAAGGGTAATACAGGTTTAAAAAATGCGGGCAACGACAATGCGGGCTACAGCAATGCGGGCAACTACAATGCGGGCAACAGAAATGCGGGCAACGACAATGCGGGCAAAAACAATGCGGGCAAAAAAAATGAGGGCGAGAACAATTAGGGCAACAGCAATGCGAGACAAAGCAATGCGGGCCAAATCAAGG